AGTGGTACAATATATAAGGGAGTCAATATTATTATCACATCCAGCCTCGACAGAATATACTAATAGCCATGGAAATACTGCACACCGTACAGTTGACAAGGCGAATGAGGTGGCCGTAGAAATGAATAAAGTAAATGAAATGACATATCCTTGGCCATTCGACACAGCAATACCCGAGGGTTATGAAGAAATGGAACCTTCAGAAAAAATAAAGGTCAGATATCATTTCAAATTGAACAACCTAAAGATACAAGAACCGTATGAGGAGAATCAGAAAATGCCACCTGTGCTAACACAATCATTTGTTTCTGAATTTTCATGGAACGGAACTGATGATTATGGACAAAAGCATTCAAAGCTTAAATCAGAATATGTAGATACTGAGCTAAGAAAAAAATGGCAAGGATGTCCATTAGGTACAAGTGACGAAGGCCAGGATTCTATTGTAAATATAGATATGTCTAAAACGGGAACTTTAGCTAAACAAATTAGAAATGTTCTAATTGCAGAAATTGGAATTGAAGCTTTAATGTTAGCAGAAGGTGGAAGTAAAGATGATCCATATAATGAACTTGCAAAGGCAACTCTTAAATATTGGAAAGATGCAACAATACAGCCATTTGCAACTGATCCCCCAACACCGCCATGTTTATCTGTTCCAGTTCTTCAAGGAAAATATATAGGTGTCAGTTATGGAAATCAAAAGAAATTAGCAGATAATTTAAGAAGAGCTCTTAATTCTGGAAAGGCGTCTGGCGATGCCCATGAAGCAGCTGAGACAGTTGCAAGTGCATTAGCATATTCTTATTTTACACATCTTAGCCAAATGAAATTTATTTATATGGGCGGTATACCGGTTCCTTTAGTTCCTTATATTCCTATGATAGGATTTGACGCCACCGTAATTTGATATATAGCTAGTAAACATACATTAACCCTTTTAAAAACAAAGTAAATGTCAACAAAGACAACTCAAAAACAAAAGAGAGCCAGACTCTCAGCAACAACTCAACTAGTTGAAGCAAATCAAGAAACAGAAGTTAAAGTAGAAACTTCATTAAACTCACCAGCCCCAGAAAAACCAACTCCCGGCCCAGACACCGATTACATAGATGAAAACGGAGAATTCATGTGGGACCAATATGAGGCAACTTGTATTACCAAGCTTAGAAAACCCAATCCACATATTAAAACACCTAAAGGTGTAAAGGTATATAGCAGAGAATCCTATGCTCAGGAATTATTTGACATAATGGAAGGTCATTCATTGACTTCTAATACGATATATTCTTTACAATTAGGAGCTAGTTATACCGGAAAAGTGTATGCAGTTGATACTGAATGGGCATCAATTGATGTAGGATATAGAGAATTAGTCTATGTAGATTTATCAAGAGAAGCAACAGATGTAAGAGAACTTTTAAAACAGGGTGCAGAAGTCGACGTTCAGTTAATTGCTGACACTTCGATGAATGTCAAAAAATATATGATAGGTTCTGTAACTGAAGGTCTTAAGACTAAGGTTATTAAAGAAATAGTAGCATCTATTGATGACGGAAATACAGCATATAGTGGCGTTGTTACTAAGATGATTCCAGGTGGAGGATATATTGTACAAGTTCAGGGTATTGATTGCTTTATGCCAGGCTCATTAGCCGGTGTAAATAAATTACACGACTTCGAATCAATTATTGACACTGAAATGTATGTAGTACCTGTAAGTTATTCAGAAGAAAAAGGAACTGTTGTAGTTTCTCACAGAGCATATTTAAGAGCTCTTATTCCTAATACACTTAAAGAAATACAAGATGACATCACAACAGAAAGAACAGGCCATGTTACAGGCTCTGCGAAATATGGTGTATTTGTCGAATTCAAAGGATGTTTAACAGGTATGATACATGTTAATGATCTAGATACTGAAACTTCAAAGGCACATAGAGATAGAACTCTAGAACCAGGAACAGAGATTAAATTCTATGTTAAAGAAGTTATTAATGAAAGAAAAATCACACTAGTGCAAGGTTCTCCAGCTGAAAAGAAGGTCGACCCATGGGAAGGTATTTCATTAAGATATACTAAGAAAACCGAAGTAGTTGGTGTTGTAAAATCTACTAAAGATTATGGTTTATTTGTAGAAATAGAAGAAGGTGTTGTAGGACTCTTACATATATCAGAATTCCCTGATAACATAGATATTAAAGACATATCTAAAGGTGCAGATATTACTGTCCAGGTGATCAGAGTTGAAGAAGATACTAGAAAAGTATTCCTGAAACTATAATCAAATCTATAATTTAATTGAAAGAGCCCGATCACTCGGGCTTTTTCACGTTATAGTGTATCTAACAGAGATATATAAACCAACTTAAGTTATACAATTACGTAAATGAATAATATTAATAATTCAGACATATTGAAGAATGCGCTATTAGGCGTTGAATTTGAATTTTATTCTAATAAGGATATCGATACGACTGCTAAGGAATTAGCAGGGATTTTAGGTAAAAAGATTAGAGTAGAAGCAAAGGCACATAGTGATTTTGAAGTTACAAGAGACGAGTTCAAAATAGAACCTGACATGTCAGGTGGCGAAAAATTAATGGAACTTGTAACGGGACCTCAGCCTTACTATTCTGCAAGAATGATGATTATCAAGGTATGTAAATGGATAGAAGAAAATGGATATACTAATGATAGAAGTTCTATTCACTTAAACATATCCTTCGACACCGATAAAATAGAAAATAAACATAGAATATCTAAGATGAATGTTCTTAAATTTATTTTAGATTTTAAAGAGGGTCAAGTCTTTAAGTTTTTCCCTGAAAGAAAAGATTCTGCATACGCAAAATCTATTAAATTTGTTTTACCAAAGTCAGACACTTATTTCTATGATGGAGCAAATATTACGCCAAGTAATTTCATATATCCTGATTCTAAATATTACGGAATTAACTTTGAAAAAAGACATAAGAATTATTTAGAATTTAGATATCTAGGTGGAGAAGATTGGGAAAAGAAAACTTCTAAAATTCTACAAATGCTAGATCTTTTCATAACACAATTATGGAATAGCACGTCTAGTGTTCAATTTGATAATCTTAATTCAATAGAGCTTAGAAAAATTCTTGCAAAGAATGAAAGAATTATAAAGGCTAGAAAAGATTGGAAAAGTATTAATGCAGGTTGGAATCAAGATGTTAAATTAACAGTTGACTTAAATGACAATGAAAAGATAATAGATTTACACTGGTCTAATATTAGAGAAAGAGTTCTTAGATTATTTACGCATGGTGAATTAACTAAAGGGCATATTAATTATGATGCAGATAACGGGACTATTCAAGTAGAAGGTGGTAACTTATCATACTGTGTAGAACTAGAAGGATATGAATTTATAAGATGTTCTCTGAGAGGAGAATTTACAAATTGTGATTTTTTCGGATGTGATATAAACGGATCTGATATTCATTCTTGTAATTTCTATCAATCTACTCAGCTTAATTCTTCTAAGCTAGAGAGTTCATACGTTCACCAATCTTGTGTTTTAAAGGACTGTTATATCTATGGAAATGGAATGATGAAAGGATCGATGCAAGGTGGTATCTTTAGAATGGGTAGATATGATAAAAGAACTGCTAAGTTTGACAAAACAGAAAAAATACTTTATACTGAAGTTTAAAAAATAAGTAAGATAAAATGAGTGATAATATAATAGGTAATGATAGCAACCAACAGGCTCCAAGCTGGGATAATCCTACATGCTTTAATAATTTTGTAAATGAGCTGGCATCGGAAGTGACAGGGTCATGTATGATTCCTATGAATCTTCCAAGGGCAGAAGTTGAAAGACTTGTCAAAAGAGCAAAGAAATGGTTTTATAAGAATTACGAATATTCCATGAAAGAAAACTTCATGGTTTTACCAAAAGAACTATTTACAACACAATATTTTAAGGATAAAAGATCGTTCACACTACCTACAATGGATCCAGTGACTGGAGGTGGAGAAGTTTATTCAGTGTATGGATGTTTTGAAACCGGATCTAAGTATGCAGGTGGTTCAGATATTAGATTTCAAGAAGGAGATTTTGCTATTGAGAGAATGATGTATCAAGGTATGTTTAGTGGAGATGGTGTAGTTGATGCTGCAGAAAACTTACAATATTATGTAGTCAATGAAAGTTTCTTTGATATGGCTAGACAAATTTTAGAGAATCCTATAGGATTCCACTATAATCAATTAACACACGAGATTAAATTTACAGGTGAAACACCTAATAGAAATATTATATTAGAGGTATATGAAACCATTCCTGAATGTGCTCTTTTCGAAGATGAAGCATTCTTTAGATACTGTGCTGCAAAAATTAAAATATCACTTGGCCAAAAGTTAAGTATATTTGGATTTGCTTTACCTGGTAATATAGAAGTAAACGCCGATGCAATTCAAGGTTTAGGTGAAGGAGAATTAGAAGCAGTAATAGAAGAAATAAAATCAGATGAAGGCACCGATTGGATGATGCATTCTTAATAGAATATATAGTTAAATGGAGTTTTATATAAAAGCAAAAGGAGATCCTGGATTTGATCCAGCAAAGTTAGAAGTTAATTCTGAACTGGCTAGGCTAATGACACAGATAGAAACCATTCTTTTTACAAGAAGAGGTGATGTATTAGGTGATCCTGAATTTGGAGCAAATTTAGAAGATTATGTTTATTCTTTAAGCTATAATGACTATTTATTAAAAAAAGTAGTTGCTGAGCAAATTTATAGATATGCACCCTTGGCTAGAAAATTTAACGTCACAGTAGATGTTGACTTCACAAAAGAAGTTGACAGGCATGCCGTGTTTGTAGACATACGAATTGATAATAGGTATCAACTAGGAGTTTACGTATAATAAAACTAATAAAATAAAAATGGCAGATAATAACTTTTTATCAACATCTAGAATTAAAGTTGGAGAAATGATCGATGACGTAAGATCCTATGTTACTAGGGTATACGGCGAGGTAGAAGGAGCATTCACAACAGCTTCACCCTTTTCACAATTACTTGATGTTATTTCGCAAATAGGTAGATTAATATTCTTTTATATAGAAGATGCTACTGTTGAACAAAACATACTAACAGCACAGAATCCTGAATCAATATATGGTTTATCTAGATTAGCCGGGCATGATTCATTTAGAGGAGCTGCCGCTTCCGGTGAAGTAAAATTAAGACTAGGCGTTTCTAATTTAGACGACATTGCAGGTGATGCATTAAACATTCCAGCAAATTCTATTATAGAATGTAAGGATAACGGTCTTAAATACACCCTAAGAACTAGCAACGATCAATTCAGGTTAGAAAAATCAAACTCAAACTACATATATGTTCCTGTTATACAAGGTGAATATGAATCACAGAATTTAACCTCAACTGGAGAATCCTTCCAATCCTTTAATGTTATAACAAAAAGTATGGTAGATCATTCCCAAGTTAGAATAAAGGTTAATTCTAATCTTTGGTCTAAATACGATTCTTTGTATGATATGAAAAAGGGAACTCAAGGATATCTTGTTAAGACAGGTATCACAGGAGGTTTAGATATTTATTTTGGAAATGGATCTTTTGGTGAAATACCACCTTCAGGTTCTACGATAGAAGTGGAATATTTAAAAATAGCGGGATCCATGGGTAATTTAAATGGTAGAGCTGATTTATCCTTTTCATTTAAAACAGAAGGCATGGATTCTTTAGGAAATACACATGACTTAAACGAAATGCTAGAGTCGGAATTTACAGTTGCCCCAAAAATGGGAGCAAATCCTGAAGATATTCAATTAACGAAATTAATCGCTCCACTGCAATCACACTCATTTGTGTTAGCAACACCTGATAATTATGAGCATTTCTTATCAAGATATGGTATGTTCTCTTATTTAGATGCATATAATACAACAGATGATGGATATTTAGATGATGATAATGTTATCTATCTGTTTATGCTGCCTGATACTCTCAAAAAACTACAAAATAATAAAGATTATTTTAATTTAGATACATCTGAATTCTTTTTTACTGAAATAGAAAAAGAAGGTATCTTAGGTTTATTAGAAAAGTCAGGAAGACAAATGGTCACTACTGAAGTAAAGGTCGTTGATCCAGAACCACAATTTTTTAGAATGGATGTTAAGGTAAGATACTTTGAAGGATATAGTAAAGCTAACGTTGCAACAGAGATTAGATCTAAGATTGCAGAATACTTAATTAATATAACGCGAAGAGACAGATTACCTAAATCTGATATCGTTGCAATTGTTGAGGCAATTGACGGTATTGATTCAGTTAATGTTAAATTTACTTCTGAAAAAGAAGAAACAGCAAGAAGACTAGGCTACTATGTATCTGAGACAGTAACCGTAACACCGTCTACTCCAGTATTAAAGGACGTTGGTAATGGTAAACAAAAGATGGTTTTCTTTAAAAGAACAGTAACCACATCACAGGTCAACTTTGAACCCGATGCTGCTCTTCCTGAAAATGTAATTAATCTAGATTCATTTGGAGATATTATTTTAGAACCTGAAGAAGTAGCACTATTCAGAGGTGGATGGCTAGATAGAAAGAATATAATGGTTGATGATTCAGTTAAGACGGGTGAAAAGGCTGCTCTTTCAATATACTTTGATGAGCCGGCAGTAAAAAACTCGATATTTGCAAAAGTTCAAGCTAAAAATAGAAAAGCAATATAATGAATATTTTTAGTAAACTCTTTAAAAGCAGAAGGAAAAGAATATACTCTATTAGAGAAAATGTATTTGATGATAGAAAGAATCTAGGAAACGATTATAGAAATAATATCTTAAAGAATTCCATATCTAATCATATATGGAGAAATAATCAAATGAACGACTTTGTCAATTTTGTTCAAGAGATATTAGCAGATTGGGTTGATTCTGTAAACTATTTAAAAGTTTATAAATCATATACCATGAAAAAGAACGATAAAAAAATTAGATAACAATGTCATATCAGAATCTTAGATTTTTTGATAATAATTCTAATGAATTAAACCTAGATTACGATAGTACTTTAGGTTATTCTAAGGGAACTATATTTCTACCTGAAATATCAACAGGCCTATATGAAACTTTAAACCTATATGTGTTAGAAGAAGTAAGGGATGAATTAGATAATCAAAGGTTTGTACATCCAATATCAGTTGACGCAAATAAGAATACACTTAAATTTAAATTTACCACGGAATATGGAGAAAGTACAGACATATTTCTTTATAGTGGTAAAATGAATAATGGTGATTATGATGTACATGTAGATTCGTTTCAAATCAGTGAGATGAGAGACAATACGTTTTATAATGGCATTGATGCAAATGGTTTTAAACTAGTTCCATTAAATGCGTCAGCATTACAGCCACAAGCTTGTCTTGCTAACATTGTAATGAGTTCAGAAAAAGAAGGATTTCATATTAGAAAATTAGAAGTCTATGCTACTGAGAATGGAACTGACGTAAAGGTTGCAGAAATTAAAGTATATGGTGAAATTGTTGCTGAGGATGAAAGACTGAAAACCCTTTTAACCAATATGGCACTTAATCTTACAGAAATGGATTATTTAATATTTAGAGATTCTGATATTAAAGATCTTGGTGTAGATTATAAACTATTAAATAGAAAAAGAAAAGAACTTTTATTACAGGCTTCGACTATTAAGCCATTTATAGGAACATATAAAGCCCTGTTGGGTGTTATAGATTTCTTTGGATATAGTAATGTAAGTCTTAGAGAATATTGGTTAAATATAAATGAACAATCTGAAGGTTTTGGAAAAATGATGGTTGTTCCTGTTGCTAATCAAACTGAAGTTGGTTTTTTAGCAAAGAAAAGTAAAAATACGAATCTTCCTAATTCTAATCAAAAAAAGACTTCTAGGTTTTCATTAGCATATAGACTAAATATTCCTACTGGAAAACTAAATGAATTTGATTTGCCGGAAGTAGAAGAAATTACAGACTTCTCACCGGACGAAATTCTAATAAAGTTATATGCTTTAAAGCGTAAACTACAAAGAGAATATCTACCACTCAATGCAAAGATCGTAGATATCACAGCAGAGGGTGATTACTTTGACGGAGTAAATCAAAGAGTTTGGAATAATCAACACCAAATACATGCACAGTATGCCGGACAAGACGTACATTATGATATATTTCCAGATGCTAAATCAATTTATATAGAAGATCTTAGGAAAATAGATTATAGACTAGAAGGTCGTAATCAAAAGATAGAAGTTTTTAATAAAACAGAAAGAAATGAATTAGAAGATTCTATTAGATCTTTTTATACTGATTGGCATGACGAAGATATGTCTTCGCATAATACGATGGCAGGAATTCCTATCGGAGCTCCTATTATATTAACAGGAACTTCTCTTAAAGATACATGGGATGATGCAGATTTTACGTTCATAGATGCAAACGACACTGACGATGATGCTAATGTTTTACATTCTCCACTCGGACAACCTCAATACACCACCCTACAGGATCCTTTCTTAACATGGGATGATTGGTGGAAAAGAAGTGTATATGAAATTGAATGGATAATTAAAGGTCCTAGAGGTTACTCTAAAACTATTAGAGGATCCATTGACAACTGGTACACGTTGCCAATCATACTTCCATATATAGGTGAATATACAATTGACGTTGCCTTTTGGGATTTATATAACGTTAGAAGTATTAGTCACAATGAAAAGATAATAGTTAAATCTAAGAATGTTGAAGTATATGGAATGTATCAAAAACTTACACCTGAATTAGACTGGGCAAATTACAAATATAAATGGGAAGAAGCGGGTTCTTCGTGGGAATGGGGTAGAGAAAACCTAAATACCGTCGAAGAAAGCATTGCTACATATTATATAACCCTCGATAGGGCTAATTATTTACACGACGACGAAGATGGTAAAGAATTTTCAATAGTAAGAAGATTTGCTGATTCTACAACTCCGACTGGCTTTAATGAAACAACCGGACCATATCAGTGGAAATCACTAAGAAAACAAGTATGGAACGATGGTCCTGAAATATGTTGGGATCAAACTAGAGTCGGACCTGATTTAAATTCTTCTTTTAAAGTAGAATTAAACGGTGCTAACAATGGAACTATATCTATTTCACAGTTAGATCCCTTTACAGATCTTGAAATAGTGGAAGAATATACTCCAACCGCAACATACCCTACATCCAATACTGACTTTGTTGCCTGGGAAAATTTAAAGAATGAATTAAATAATTTAAATCCTAATCAATACCCTATTTTTACTAAATTCAATTGGAATCCAATATATAAAGACATTGACGGAAATATAATAAACAATTTCGATGGAGCAGATATATGCGATTATATGCTAGTAGTGTCTAAACAACCTAATCAAGTATATGATTTTTATAACGTAACGACAACTACTGGGATTATAGATCCTGCTAGTTTTGTTAAATACCAGGCATACAACCCTAGCTTTAATGACTCTTACGTAATAGACGACCATGGCACTATAAATCTATTAAATCACATGACTTTTTCTTATGACTTGACTAAAATGCCAGGTATAATAAATCAGAAATGGAGATTGATAAATAATAGTGTAAAAAAAGAAGATATATATTATGATAATCAGTGGCTGACATACTTATTTGACACAAAGGGAGAGTATAGTATTGAGCTTGAATTAACTGATTTGAACGGAAATAAAAACATAACAAGAAAAAACATCTTAACAATTAAATAAAATGGCAAGTATTACAACAATTTTAGGAACGCACTCACTTTCTTCTTCGAGACTTACTATCAATAACAATTTTGATAATGTAAATGATGAATTAGGATTAATTGCAAATGTTCTAGACACGACAAGTTCTACGTTATCTTTAACTGGAGCTATCACGGCAGGTACACTGTCCGTAAACACAGGTACATTAACTACATTTAACGTAACCGCATCTTCATTAGAAGCAGGCGTCGAAGCTACGTTTAAAGAAAATGTTATCTTAGAAAAAGGATTACAGCATTCTATTGCAGACACTGTTAATTTTCCAACTGTAAATCCAACGCTAGGAGCTTACATATATACTGGATCCACGGATCTTATATTAGGAGATTCTAATAATGGACAAACTTTGACTATAATCGCATCAACAGCATTTTCTATAGCAAGTGCAAGTTTAGCGAATATACATGGAGTTACAACTGAAGTAACCGTTTCACAGAATGGTAGCATTAGTTTGATAGGAGGTATTAACAATAAGTGGTGGATCACAAGTTCACATAACGCTGTAATTTCGTAACATAAAAATAAAACAATAGATTAGATGGCTACACCGCTAATAAGGATTCCGCAGGAACAGGGAGGTACGATGTATGCTTTTGCTAACTCAGCAAGAGATCTTACTCGTGCGTATTATAATCCGGATATTAATTTTGAATTTTCTAAATTTGCATTGCTAGACTTGCCAGTATATGCAGATGGTAATTTAAGTGATCCCAATGACCCTACTTCCGGACCTAACTATATTAACTATACGAATTTATTCGAAGGAGGTGGTGGTGAAAATGCTAGTGCGTATAGCGACACATTACATGATGGTAACGGTAATGTTCATTTCGCACAGACTTTTCAAAGTTACGCACTTAATTTAGAGAACATGCTTCTTAACCCTGAAGTTAATGACGATTTTGATGATGTATTATTTCAAAGTGATGCAGAAAAAATATTCTTTAAATACTTATATCATATAAATGCAATAAGAGTTAGAACTGCAACTTCACAAGAAGTTTCAACAGGATATTCTAGAATGATTGAGTTAGATGATTCTACCCAGTCTGGTTCTGAATATAGTCAAGTTATAAAATATATCGGAAACATCGATGTAACTAACGATAAAAATTACAAAGGACAACAATATAACGAAATATTTGTTAATGTTCCTTCTTCTGTAGGATATACTCCTGAAGTTTTATTAGAAACATCTAAATTTAATACTAATAATATTAAGTTTGTACCGGGTTCTGAAATTGAAGGAAGAACAAGTGATGATATTCATCCAGATCCTTTCTTAAGTTTAGAATCTTATGCAGATCAATCTGACGGAACTTATAATACAGATGAAAATGAAATACCCACGTTTGGAATTGATTTTAACGCGAGTGCATACTCTAAAATCATAAATGATCCAAAACTAAATTCAGTATTAGAATATTCACAAAGAGGTGGAGATTTCAGGTTTAACGCTATTTTAGTATACTATGACATATACTCAAAATCCAATATTGGAAACAAAGCAACTAACCTATATGGTATAATTTTATTAGATAATTGGAAAGAAGATACGTCTAATGATGGATGGTATATTCCAGAATTAACTAAATATAAACCAAACGAGGTTACAGGTCTTAATGGTAACGCATTTGCACTTAAATTAAATCTTAAGTTTAATTCTGCCTTAGATAATGTAGGAATAGAGAAGAATGTTAATGATTATTCTACATTCTCAATGGATATTTTCTTAGACACGACAAGTGCTTTAGAAAATGCAGTTCAATTATTAAAGGATGCAAATAAGAGATATAACTCTATTTCTAAGAAAGTTGAAATGTTAGAAAGTTTCTTTTTAAGTTCTGAAAATTTACAAGGAATATCTAAAAGATTAGATAATATAGAGCAAGATGTTGAAAACGCTACTATTAATTTCCAAGATGAAAGAAGTCTTTTAGACTTGATAACAAACACCAACTCTAGGTTAAATCAGGTTATATCTGGTGTAATCCCAGCAGAGATACAATATAATACAGACGTTCTAGAATCAGGTAACACAGGAGTCTCTATTGATAAATCAAGTAATGGTAAAGTTAAAATTAGTTGTGTAAATTACGGTTATTCTTTAGGACAAACCTATGTATATGACACTGTAACTTCTACCAATGAAAGAGAATTATCAGCCGATTCTATGTTTTTACCAGATGAAGCCGGAACAAAGGCAGTGTGGCAAAGACTTAAAGAGTTTGATAATTTAGTTAGAATATACACAGACCAAGCACAGAGCTTTGATTCTAACCTGAATATATACTTAGATGATACAATAACGAACTGGAAAAAAGGCCAAGTTGTTAGAGTAACTTTTAAAAATAAAATAAAAAACTTATCAACGCATTATATAACGCTATGGACTGATAAGAGTAATGGATGGTCGCAGAAACTTTCTATTTCTTTATCTGACTTATTATCTAATAAACCATATATTGAAATAGTATGCGTAGATCCAGTAAATAAAACGTTTGAATACGATATCTTAAGATAATATGAGCGCTAGCAATTCTATATCACATTTACTCGAACAGTTTCTAGAATTAAATACTAATTCACTAGAAACTTTCGAACGTATCAATGAGGCTATTTCAACCGACAAAGAAACGGTTACAATAGATTTATTCGATAATCGCACAGGAGAAATGACTGCGATTCAAATTCCAGCATTTGGATTTTTGAAAAGGGAAATTGAAAGAATTGACAAGAATATGACCGCTATTAGTGGGTTAGATACTTCTAGTGCAAACGTAAAACTTAAAGATGGATCTTATAGAAGAATACATACTTCTAAATTAAAAGGCCCTTCTTTACCTATAAAGTCTCTAGCGACTCCTAAGGAATTCAATACTCAATTAAATGATTTCTTTGAAGATTTCCTAAATCCTTTATTAACTATTAGCTTAGATGTTAAAGGACAGATTCCAGTAGATACTGAAAGAGTTTATACTGAAAGATTTATATTCGATCATGAAGACCTAGCATCTACTGAATCTTTTGATGAAGTTTTTAAAGGTCAAAATGATGTTAATTATTCTAAATTTATTTCTAAAATAAAAGAAGATGGTTTAAAATATAGAATAGATGCGGAGACGGTAGATATGCCAATAAGGTCTATTCAATATAATGGCCAATTAGACGTATTAAAAGTAGAAAATGTTCAAAAAACATCTTTAATAGACGGAACTAGTCAAACTAAAACTGTAAAGGTTTACACTCTAAATAAATTAACGTATTCAGACTCTAATAAAGAGATGAAAGATACTGAAACTCTAAAAATTGGAGATTCATTAGTAGTAAATACATCTGAGTACAATACAAGATATAAAGTAACCTCTATTGATTCTTCAACTACACAAGTTGAACTATCTCTTTTAGAAGGTTATGCACCAATTAAGATAGGAGCAAATGCTCTCGCTATTTACAAAGACATTGATGTTTCTGTTTCCATAGACGTTAAAGTTGGTTTTAATGAAAGACAGATTGTTTTTGTTAAACCAATAGATCCTATCTCTAAATTACCAGCTACTGATTTCTCACCAGGTGTTGCATTCTTTTCGAATGAACTTACTATTCAAAATGAAGATGGTATAGTTACTACACTTGCTAAATATTATAAAGAAGAAGTTGCTGATTTTGGTCAATTTATTAAAGCACTTAAGGTTGATTACATTCCACCTGCGTCAGAAGGTCTAATCCCAGATGCACCTGTAGTAGAAGCAGATAACTTTAAAGTAACTCAAATCAATAAACACCTTACTCAAAACGCAAGTGTAGAGCAGGTAAAAAAGATCAAGTCTGACAAAGTTAAAGCTAAAGAAGTTATTAAAAAGCTTGACACTACAATTAGAAAGAAAAGAAAATTAATTGCTACTAAAAAGTTCTCATCTAAAATAGAAAGAAACAGAGAGAAAAATGAATTAGCTTCTATTATTAGAGAAAAGTCAGCTGAAACTAAAGTATTCTCTTCTAGTGTTAGTCAGATTAAAGCGATTGCAGAATCAAATGAATTACCTAAAGTTAATCCTAAATATAGGGTAAGAGGCTTCTGGTCTATTCCAGAGCCGAAAAAAGTTGGTGATGAAATTTCACAAGAGGTGGTTCAGTTCGTTGCTAGATATAGATATGTTTCAGCGACGGGTAAAACATCTGTAATAGAGCAAATTAAATTTAATAAGAAAACTGCTGCATTTTCAAATTGGGTAGAAGTTAAAGGTCCTATTAGAAAAAGAGAAAAGCAAGCAGATGGCGGATATAGATGGATTCTAGAATCTGAAGAAGATTCACAAGCTATTAATTTTAATTCAATAGATTTATCTATTCAACCGGGAGAGAAAATAGAAATGATGATTAAATCTGTTTCTGAAGCAGGTTTTCCACAAACTCCAGTAGAATCAGAATGGTCAGATATTATTACTATTCCATTCCCTGAAGGAGAAATATCATCAGACGGTGCAAACTCATTAGTAAACCAAAACGACTTAGATAATGTTAAAGTTGAAATAAACGATGATTTAGAATCACAAGGATTATTTACACACCTTGATAGTGGATTTACAGCAGGAGATACTTATTATGCACATGCTGCAGAATCACTAGCATCTGGCTTTTTAACAGGAGAACAGAATCCTATTAGTGTTTATGATAAATTACTAGAATTGCAAAATCAATTAGAAAGATTACAAGCTAAAGTTGAAGGTGCAGTTGGTGAATTACAAATTAAAATTATTGACGAAGATGGTGAAATAACTTTAGTTAAAAATAATTCTACTGCTAAAATATTTGCAGGATATTACGTAGATGAAGCTCCTACTGGAGAAACTAAAGGATATATCGTTACCAAAAATTATAGAGTAGAACTTCATAATACTAAAGCATCTGATCTAGAATTATGTGCAAGAATTGTTGGAAATCTTAAACAACCTGCGTATGTATCTTCATCGCAGCAGGAATATGGCCTAGGTCTTATAGACTTAGAAACGTCTAATCAAAAGTCTGATGCAGATGCAGCACCAGATCCTATGATAGCAAACGATGCATATTATACAACAGAGGCACAATATGATTTAGTTCCTGTTGTTTATCAAAACCTTACAGGAGATGGAAATTCTTACAATCATTTTGCTAGCGCCCCAGATCAATCATCGCAATTAAATGGACAATTTATTTACTCTAGATATAGAAACATAGCTAATAATGGCGATCTTTATTCAGTTGTAAACCCCGATACTGATACTAATAGAGCTTCTAACTTAACAGGAGTAAGTAGCGCAGAATACGGATTGACATTCGACACGGGTAGTACTCCAATTGGTTCAATTACGGGTAGAGCACATTTAAGAGATTTTACAGGTGTAACATTGAGTCCATGGGCGACTCAGAATCTTAACGGTGCTAACGATTTTATATGGAATGGAACATATTCAAACCAAGGAGCAAGTGGTTTAGGTGGTGCTTCAACTTATTCTCCGGATTCAGTTCCTATTTCAACAATAACGGCTGCGACATACGATTCGGGTCTTTTTCTATCTAAGTTTCATCCTCTTGTGGTTGATCCACCACTGGATCCGTTAGAACGAATGCATTCTATCGATATAGTTTCGACCGGAGCAGTTGCAATGCCTAAATATGCAGTTAAGAGATCTAATGATAAAGATGGTAAAATACAAACAGCATATCAGCCTTTAACAATTACATTTAGAGATGATCCAGAAAGTGGTCCAATAGATGAAGATGGCAGTATAATTGGTAGAAAATCTTTAAAAAATTCATTTACAGAAGATGATCAGTTTTTATTAGGTGGTCTTTCATGTGGTTCATTCCTATATCTTTCACCTATAAACCAAACTAGTTTATCAGTAGATGGACCTAATAAATATGGTAAAAAATTAATAGAAGGTGGAAGTCAAAATGCAGTGTCAGTCGACATGGTATTCCAATATAGAATGACGGATTACTTCGGAAAAGATAATACAGGTAAAGGTAGAGTTGCCGGAATATATGGAAATACCTTTAGCAATTTAACATATTCAAAGAAAATTGGGTTAGACATTATAGATTCATATAAAACTGAATTTAGTTTCGATATAGAAGTTTACTCTAAATACAGGGCAGTTGGTACAAATAAAAACAGTATTAATAAAGTGATGTTGACTAATTATAGAAGCTCTATTGGTAGTGGTGGTAACTGGTGGTGGAATAGAAGAAAATTCTTTAGCGGATATAATGATTTTAGTTCATCTAGATTATACGATTTCGATGCTCGCCCATATAGGTAATATCTCGCCGTAACAAAGCAAGATATATACTCTAACAAAAATAGAGTCTATTTATAAATGGCGAAAATTATTAACAACAACGTAGAGGGTAGTTCGCATAAGGATAAATCCTTTGCTCTATTAAGAACTAACCCGAAGTTAACTTCTAATGTCAAATTAATTACTGACGAAGAGGGAGATATCTATCTGAGCTCGATCAAAGCTAATAGAACTCTATCGCAGTCCGAGTATCAGAAATATCCTATTTCTAGCTCAGGTGCATATTGTAGAGATGTTGCCCAGTTTTACGGAAGATTAAGTAAAGATGAAAGATATCAGATAGGTAGAGAATTTACAGATTTAGGTATTTCTTCAGATTATTCTACACAATACGAAAACTTATACAACTATGGTGCCTCGTTTAATTACACGAAAGCGTATGATGAGCAATATAGGATCTTTGCACCGATTTGGCTAGAAGAAAGCGTTCCTGAAAAATTTATAATTTATAGAGTCAAGGATGTAGACTTTAAAGAACAGATGTTAGAAGGCACATATAGCCAAAATTCTAGAATCCAAGAAATGTTATCAAATGCGACTTTAATAAAATCGTATGATATGACTAATAATTCTAAATTAGGAAGATATTTAAATAGTCATCTAGCCGATCCTTTAATTCCTACATCTCATATTGATTTTAATTTTGAACTAGATGATCCTACTTCGTTTAACGGAATAGACGTGATGATAGGAGGATTCGTTGAAAAATCAGATTATATAGATGACGATTATATCAAAGAAGATCTTCCGGAAATTTTAGCTAATAATACATTAACTACTAGTTTTGAAAGAAACGGAATTGTTTCTCATAATATAATTAATTTAGAATTTTTATTTGATGATGAAGAAGCGGATGATTATAATATTTATAGATATTTTGGAATATTCGTAGATGAACATGTTGAAGGAAGTGTAGTTGTTAATTCAGTAAATTCCGTAGGGAATTTAAATATAGACACGAGTAATTCATCGGCAGAAGATTTAGATAAATTACCATCTGTAAGAGAATATACTCAGCCTATTCTAGGATGGGTAAAAGATATTAATAATAAATATCATAACATTTTAAATAGATTTAGAAAATCTAGAATAGAAAAATATCAAATACTAACTTCATATAAGGGTGACTCCTCTATTTTTGTAAATAAAAATCAAACGGAGTTTAACACTCCTGTCATAAGTAAAACTCCATTTAATGGGTTTATAGTATTAGATATAATAAATCAACCTTCTGATAACGATAAGATATTTTTAGGAGACTTATTAGAAATAAGTATTGAGAATTTTAATTTAGGTGATTTTGTTTTAATTGCAGACATTGCTCTTCCAATTGGAACGTTTCAAGAAAATAGATATTCTGCGTTAGGAAATACTTCTCAAGTAGCATCAGCTTTAGCTGCCGCAATTAGAAATGCAGAAGTTATACCCTATAAGGCTACCTCTATAAAGAACAGGGTGATCATAGATGACTACTCACAGGGAAGAAATAAGAATACAACTGTATTCGGTATTAACTCCTCTAATCCTTACCCTTTCATTAGTATGCAAAGTTCGACGGATGCCAATCTTTCTTTTTCAAATAAATACAATGATTTTATAGGTGACGGTGGAACCGTTACAGGTGGTTTACAATTAGGAGACTATGAAATTTACACAATGATAGGTGGATGTTCTGTCAATCAAGGTGTGCTAGTATCTCCTAATGAAATAGGTAATTTACAAGTAGGGTATTTTGTTAAAGAACTTAATAAGGATAATTACGTCAGAATTATAGAAATAATAAAAGATCCGTATTCTGAAAACTTTAGAGTTATTTTTCAAAAGCCTGTAGTTTTTTCAATGGATAATGTAATTACGAGTTATGAAACTTATGATACTCCCTTTGGGAAGTTTTCAGCTTATGATTTTAAAGATTTTAATTTCGATTTCTACGATACTTCAAATGCTAGAACAGACTTTTTAGATTTAGAAAGCATGCAATATAAAAACGATGAATCTTCATTTGGAGTTTCATCCGCATCATCCATAACAGTATACGATGTGGGAGGTAATGGCAGTCCTGCCGGTCCTGCTGCTGCTTCAGTGGATCCATTTATACTAATAAATGATCTAAATGCTAGTCTATTTATTAAAAAAGGAGACTTTGTAAAGATCGATACGGTAGTTAGTGTGGGTGAGCAAGAATGGACAGAAATAAAGGACGTGATATGGCTAAAACTATATTCCGTTACTAAAATAGTTACTAAAACAATGGCATCCTCTAGTTATGATATGGATAATAGTAATAATTATGAAGATTTTATATTTAAGCCAGGTGTAGAAAACACGGGTATATTTAAGTTTAAATCTTTATCTAATGTTACTAGAGATGATGTCGTTGAAGATGATTCTATCGATATAGAAATTACTAACGAGTATGATAGATTGAAAGAGAACTCATTGAAAGAAACGAGTATTAATTCTAGGGTCGTACCTACTATATGTAAGTTTAATTTAAAAGATTCTACTAACTCTAGAAATTTACCATATATATTAAATACCAATGAAGCATTCGGTGTAAATAACTTATCAGCTGATATTACTAAATTTTCAGAAAGATCTCCTGATAAATTAAACATGGAACATTTTTATATACATAACATTCCACAATATTTATTAGAAGCTGGTAGTATTCCATTGCTTATGGATTATGTGTATACGGGAGAGAAAACTGAATATTCAGAATTAGTTGGTAATGTAAAGAGCGTTGAATTTGATTATTTTTCAACTATATTAAATTATACAGGTGCTCATGAATTGAACACCATACCTGAACCACCTATACTGGAAGATTGGGTTAATTCAATTCCACATGAGATGTATACTAAAATGCAAGGTGGAGATTCTATTAATTTTCCTTCTACTGTTTTTAAAGGATTAAGATATATTTATAAAGATAGAAGTGAATTTATATCAACAATGCCAGTATCATTTAAATCTTCATCTGATGTAAATGATTTTAAAGTTGCTACTATATTAAGTTATACTTCTAATGACAATATAGATAATACATCAGTGGATATAGAGGTTATAAGAAATAACAAATTTAAAACAATTAGTATTCTTATAGACTTACAGATTCCTGAAAATGATATATTAGAAATAGATAGGTATCTATTATATAACGTGGATGATATTACAACCGGCGGAGTGGTGCTTGACAGTAATGTTAGAGGTTTCCTAGAGTTTGCCGGCCTGACAGTATGGGACACTGCAGATCCTAATAACACTACGACTGTTGAAGCATCTGTTCAATCTGTCGGTGAAAATGCCCCTAAATTTACACAAGATATTTTTAAAATAGATGAACAATATTTATATCTGTTATTTGAAATAGATGGAGATGTATATGCAATTGAAGTTGTTTCGGTAATAGACGATTCTAAGTTAATTGTCAAGGGTGTTCCATACCTATGGACTAATGCAATTAATGGTGAATTTCAACAAGATACTGGATCTCCGTATACGAATCCGAGTACAATTCCTAATATCATGGAATTAACATATTATAACGGTGGTAAAAAAGCATGGGATAATGTATTACAAGATGTTTCTTCCTTTGGGTTTGCAGATAGAATTAACTCAAATAGAGATATTACATATACTACTATTCTAGAAAATGGAGAATTAGAATCCGGGAAGTTTTGTTTAGAAATACAAAGCGGTGTTGAATTCGTTAAAACATCTATTTTAGACATAGAAATAGACGACGATAAACCAAAGGCGTTTAAATTAAATAACGATGAAATAGGTTATAATTTAGTAGCAA